CTTCTATATCAAGCGAAACTCCAGCACCAACTCCTGCGAAGATTTGCATGGTGTTATGCGCTTACGTTGCCGACCATAATCCAAGCGTCGGTATCCCACTTGAGTACGGTACAAACAGCATATTGAGTTGTGAGTTTAAGTTTGCCACCAGCAGATCGAATCACAGCTGTACCACCCGCAGCAAAAGTTGCGGTACCAGTACCCAACAACATGAAGTTCAGTTGGTCACCAATCGCAAACGCGGTTGTTGCGTTCGCAGGAATCGTGATCGTTTGTGCTGCTGCGTTATTCAAAGTGGTGAGCTGTCCGACTTGAGCGGTGCCAGGTGTGTAGGCCGTACCAGTCTGAGCGTTGATTGTTATCAGCGCATTAGCAAGGATGTTCATGTTATTACTGGTGAGGGTATCCCCAGGTGAAAATGTTGGACGAACTGCCATAGTGTCTCCTACTCTAGCCGATAATTAGTTTACGCTAAACCCTTAGTGTCATCATCTAACTCATCGGTGTCAAGGATGAAGTAGGTGTAGATACGTGCAGGGTTGGTGTACAGGGTGACGATGTGACGGTCTGGGGTGATGTCATGGCTGATGCCTTCAAGTGCCATAATTTGTGTGATTGACGATGGGGTTGATGGGGCTGGGAATGATTTGGTGACCGAGATTTGTGAGCCGATGTCGAGGTTGCCGATGATGGTTCGCTGTGCATCGGTAAGGCCGTTCATGATGATTTGGATGTTGCCAAACCAGAACGCCGGAACCTTACGAATCAGGTAACCAGCAAGGTCACCAGCATCATCCAAAGTTTCTAGGAGGGTGACGACGAGCGGGGTTTCTTGTACACCGAACTCAGCTACCGATTCGGCTGCTACCGCTTGGGCATACTCAATGGTTGGTTGCAGGTTTTCTGCGGTTGGAATAGGTGGGGCGATAGCGACGTTAACTGTGTTCACTACTGATTGTGATGAGACAGAGAAATCGTTTGGTCGTGCAGCGTTTTCTTTAGCGAAATAGTCTAATAGTTCTGCGTTCAAATCAGAAAACAGAAAACTGAAATCGACGCCATCAAAACTAATCATTGACATATCAGTTGTTCACAATCTCAAACGACGAGTATCGGATAGCGGTACCAGCAGCATCAGATAGCACAGCATCCAAATCTTGCAGTTCACCTAAAAGGCGACGGTCAAAAGCAAACGTGCCGTCAGCCTTCATAAAGATTCTTCCCTGCTCAGAGTTATTTACCCGCATCAAATAATCCAACACAGAAGACGAAGCATCGATTGGGGCGTTACCTAAGTTCGCTACACCGACCTCAAGGTCACGTTGCCCAGGTCGAGTAAACAAACTTTCATTATCAAGAATAGCTGCGATCCGTTGATCTGACCGTTGAGGCGTTACTGCAATAACACCAACTTTACGATTGTTTAACGTGAACAAAGCATCCGAACAATTCACCGTCACCAAAGACCTATTTGGGTTCTCGATTGACTGGCTGTATTGGGTGATAACTCCAGTAAACAGATACACCCCATCACGGCTAATACGCACAGCAGAGTTCAACTCAAACCCCAAACGATCCTTAGTGGTGTTCCAATATGGCGAGCCAGTATTGACCAGGCTGAAACTGTAATCCGAATCCTCAATCTGTATCACCGCAGTTGCAGCCTGACCGGTAGGGTCACGAAACCTGTTCTGCCTGCCACGATTGATAGATACCTGCTTCACGTAAGCAGTCACATCCTGAAAATCGGTGGTTCCGTCCAACACATAAACCGTGCCGTCAAGCACACCAGCCAACGCCGAATCCAAAACAAACGCATTCGTTGTTGAACCAAAATCCAACTCAACCGTATAAGTCCCGCAGTTAGGAATAGCGACAGACATTCCAACCCCTACTTAGTCGTCACAGGAATCTTGCCAACAGAACGGTTGTATTGCTGTAAAGCCTCAACAATTTTGTTTGGCAAACCCTGCTCAGCAATCGCAGAGTTGATAATGATATTCACAGTCTGACCACCGAAGGCATCCAAATCCTTCAACGGAATCACCAGCTCTGGCCCGGCCTCACCGATTAGAGCTGCCATAGGATTTTTGACCAACCCGCCCTTAGCCATCGCAATCAAAGTCCCAGCCTGCCAATCAGCAAACAACTTAGGGAACTTCTTTTTTGAGTCAGCAACAGGAGTAGTAGATTTTAAGGTTTCGCTATTCGGATGCAACGCTTTAACAGCATCCATGAACGTAGCGAACTTTACGCCCTTAGATGGTGGAGGCATCAAAGCCTCAAACGGGTTAGGTTGACTACCAAGCGTTTTGAAATACTTAGTAATTAAATCAATCGTTTCCTGCAACGAATCATTGAAATCATCTTGAGCGTCCGTAGTGTTTTGAACCGCAGCTTCCCAATCCTCATACGCAGACACCTGTTCACGAATCGCATCCTGCACCATTGCCAACGCATCGTCATAAAGAATCGAACCAACAGTCGCACCATAAATCGTGTCATTCAACAAACTTTGCTGAGTGTTCAACTCCCTAGTTGAATCAATCTGGGAATCAATCGAATCCGCAACCGACAACTTTGCATCAGCAACAGCCAACTCTGCGCGACGAATATCCATAGCCGAAGACTCAGGGTCTTTACGAACCTTAATAAGATTCGCCTCAGCATCAGCAACCGAATAAATAGCCTCCTCAACCGCAGCATTCGCACGTTGCTGACCACGCAACGCACGATCAACCTCAACCTGTGCAGCCTTCGCCTCAGCCGAACCAGCACCAAACCCACGCTCAATCTGAGCCAACTTCGCCTTAGCAGCAGCCAACCTGTCGTTCGCACCAGTCAACGACAGAAGCGACTTATCCTCAGCCTTCCTAGCCTTATTCAACCGATCCTGCGATGACTTAGTGCTATCTATCTGTTTGCCATATTCTTTCAATATCTCAGTAGCGTCTTTTACTGTTTCGGTACTTTTCTTAACCCCACCACCAAACTTGGTTGTTGAAACAGTAGTGGTATCTATCGTTGCACCAAGCGATCTAGCAATGTCTGTCCATCGAGAAGACTCAGCACCAATAGCCCTTGTCTTACGATTGTTTTCGTTATAGATGATGCCTAACTCTTCAACTACTTTCTTTTGCTCTGCCAAGGAAGCATTAACATCATCCAACTGTTTCTTGGTGTCTGCTGGTGTAGAGACACGAAGTTCCGTGCCAGCGATCCCGTTAATAAAACCAAATAAAATACTGATTGGCAAGAACAACAACTGAAGCGCATTAGTTACACCATCCGCAAAATCATAAAACTCTGCTTTCATTTCAAGCAACTTCAACTTTATTTGCGCACCTGTATATCCAAGATTGTCTGCAAAAGCATCCAAAGCACCGGACAAACCTCCAGTTCCGAACGCACCAATCGCAGCCTGAACAGCGTTCGGAAGGTTAAGCATCACATCTTTGAATCGGTCACTATTCAGAATCGCATAACCAATAGATTCAACCGCTTCACCGATGATGATGTTCAGTCGCTTTAATTGGCCTTCAAAAGTATTCGCAGCAACCGTAGAAGCACCGCCGAACTGCTTGGTCAGAACTTCCTGAGCAGCAGCGAAATCTTTTGTCTTAACAATGTTGGCATCAAGTGGGATACCAAGTTTGGTGAACGCACCAACATTCCCATTCACGCCCTTAGCCAAAGCCAAGGTGACGGTCTCAAGTTCCTTACCTGAACCAGCAGAGATGTCCAATGCCAAACCAAGCAACTCTTGAGCCTTAGTCGAATCGCCAGTTGCACGAGTCAACGTGGCGATAGCAGGCCTCAACTGGTCATCAGCAATACCAGTAGCCCGTTGAGTGACATCAATGTATTCCTCAACCTGGCGAATCTGGGCAGTTGTAGCACCAGTAGTTTTGACAAGTTGGTCAGCTAGGAGGGCTTGGGATTTTTGGTCTTCGGCTGCTGCTTGAGCTGCTTTGAACAAGCCTGCTGCGATAGCACCGGTGGCAGCAGCACTAGCGATAGCAACCTGTTTGAACGATGGAAGGCTTAACCCAAGTTTTTTCCCTAATGCGCCTAGTTCCCCGCCAACTGATTTGATGCCTTTGGTGGCACCAGCAACATCGGAAATAAACTTAACAACGAACGTCCGCTCACCAGCCATGCGACGATTCTACTCAATTACAGACAACCCATTCCGCAGAGTCCTGAACTCATCTAGCATCGCTGAATATAAGTCCTTGCCCGATAGACCATCCCAACGAGAAATATCTACAGGCGCATTCCACCAAGCCTCAGACAACACCTCTGCACCAGCACGACGTGGACGAGGCTGACGCACCTGCTTCGAGCGAGGCGACACAGGATTAGATGCAACCTCAACATCCAACCTGAACGACGAATCCAACAACACACCATGACCTTCATGGAACTCAAACGGTTGATCAGGTGCATGTTGTGGCAGATAGAAAATACGAGCAGGGTCTTTAGTCTGAGGGTCACCAACCAACCCGATACGGTCATGCAACTCAGCCCACACCACCCGCCACAACGAAGCAGGAACCTTCTCCGCTAACGGTAGAACAAGGTGATAGTGAGGGTCATCTAGACGATGCGAATAGGTGGAATAGGCGAACCATTCCAAACCGTCAAGACGTGCATGGTCAAACGCTTCACCGTCCATGTCCACAACCAACGCCTCAACGAACCTGACATTACGGTTACCTCTAGTAGTGCCAGCGTCATACTCAACCGGAGACCACAAAGCACCAGACACCTTGTCAGGGTTTTCCTCATGGAACGACAACAGCTCTTTGAGTTGTTCCCACGACGAAGCCAATGGCTTCGGATAAATAGACTTCACATTCTTAAACAGAACTGCCATAACCCCTCCTCCTAGAAGGGTACCCGAAAGTCAGCCGAAGTCAAGCACCATTCTTAAAGGCTTTAATCCTTTACGAAAATCATGCCACTACTGGTCTGATTCCAAACACCACCAGCCTCAGCACGGGCTTTAGCAATAGCAGCCTTATCACCAGCCAACTTGACCAAGACTCGATCAATCGCATCCAAATACTCCTTGGCGATATTCTCTTTTTCCTTCCGGACAGTAGGCCAAAAAAAATAACCAGAACGACCACGATGTCTTAAGAACTGCTTGGTTCTTGGTGTAGCTCCACCACCAAACTCAGCACCAAAGAACACATCACCCCTGGTGACTGGACGTTTGCGATTCTTGTTCGGATTGGATTTAGAAATAAATGGGGATTTGTGGCTAAGGGAAACCGTTGGAATACGGTCAGACCTTGCCTTCATCCCCCTCATCACCTGAATTGCTTGACGAGAACGAGTCACCGTCGCAGCTTCGGCCTTAGCCTTGATGACCAAGTTTGCTGCTACTTCACGGGATGCCTTGCGCATCTCTTTATTGAAGTTGGCATCCGCTCTTGAAGCGTCACGCAGAAACTCTGCAATACCAGTAATTTCAACTGGAGCATTACCGCCAGTAATGCTGACTGAACCTGCTCTGCCTAATGCTTGTGCCATACAACAAGACTACTTGTTTAGATGAATTGCTCTCCAACGCAAATATGCAAACATGGTGAACAGCATTCGAGGGTCTTCTGCCAGCAACATTGATGGGGCGATACCTGTCTCAACGGACAGGTATGCAATCATCCAATGGGCTGACTTATCTCCAAAGGGGCGATCACAGCGTCAGCTTGGTTGCCCAACTCCAATGCTTCAATCTCGTTAATCCACGAATCAAAATCTAAACCTGTGCGCTTGGTGCGATGCTCAGAATGCCAAGCCAAGAAACCTAAATCGGTGAGAGTTAGTTCGGCCTCAAACTTTGCAACGCTCTTACTGAACTTCTGTTCAAACGCAATAAAGTCTGGGAACGCAGCAATAATGGTGCGCTTCTTCTGATCCAATGACGACGTTACTTCTAACGCTATTTTCATTTTTCCTCCGCAGGGTTAAGGGTTACTTAGAAAAGTTATGCGCCAGTACCGGTCTTAGTTACAGCACCATCGATTGGGTAGGTGATGCTCGCTGTAGCGAGGTCGCCCACCGCCCCCGATACGGGTGTCCAAGTTAACGGGAGAGCCTGAAACGCATACGATGGATTGCTAGAAGAAGCAGCACCAGTTCCGTTTGGCTTAACTGTCATCGGTACAGAAGTACCCGCAGCCCAAGCATCGTAGAACAACTTCTCAATCGTTGGGTAATCCTGATGCAACTCAAGTGTGATTGAGTTGTCTTGAAGACCTGCGATGCGAGTAACTGCACCAGATGAACCGAATGAAGTTGTAGCAACTTCCGCTTTTGACAGGTTGAGTGTTACTGATGCTACGTAACTTGTGATATCGGTGTTTGCCGTGCCGAAGGTGACAGCTACGTTTGTGAGAACTTGCTTTGCCATGTTTGATACTCCTGCCTTCCGGCACTCGAAGATTTACTAATGAAACTATACACGCCAGCAGGATTGCGTATCAACTAAGCGTACACCACCACACGGAAGTCAACCATCAGATATGTCGCATCGTTGCCGTCCATCGTGGAGATATTGGAGGCAGACTCAACCAACAGATTTGACACAACCCCGCCCAACGAGCGATCCGCTTCCAACGCTGCACGAACCGAAGTCGTACCCTCATAGGACAAATACCCGTCCAAAGCAGTCTGAGCTGTGCGTTCCGCAGACCTACCCACGCACACAGACACCACGAAGATATGGGTCACTAGCCCACCACGCATCGCCCCGTTGTAGGTGATTGATTCCAACATAGGCCAAGCGAACGGAGCATTGATATTGTCCGGTTGCTGAGCGTAAGCCCGTAAGCCTGGGATCGTGGCTAAGGCGTTGGAGATACCTGTCTTGATGTCGGTGACTGAGTAGCTCATGCAAATATCCGCATACGACGATACGGCTCGACTAACTGAGCCATATCAGGG